AAGGAACGCCTGTTTCATGGATTCCAGGAAGGAATCCACCTGCTTCTGCGGCATGGCTTTGGCCTTCCGGGACAGCCAGGCGGACCGGATCCGGCGCATCGCGGGCGTGTATTCTTTCAGCCGCGCCGGATCATCCTCCGCCCGGATGGAGACGATGCGCCCCAGCGGGGTATCGCTGTCCAGACCGGACAGCATCGCGGAAAACTCCCGCCATTTCATCCCGCCCAGGTCCCGGCTCAGCCGGATCCCGTACATGGACTGGAAGCTGGCCACAATCAGATCCCAGTCTTCCTCCATATCATAGTACGGGTCGCTCATTCCCCCGCGGGTTCATCCTCCCCGGGATCGTTGCCCATGGCCAGCTGTACCGCCGTGCGGACTACGGTCATATAATCGTCGATCTTCAGGCGCAGCGCCTTGAGCTTCTTCATCTGCTTTTCGCCCAGCAGCAGGTTCAGGGCCTCCATGGCGCCCTGCATTTCGCCCCGGTTGGCCATGATGTCCATCAGCTGCAGGACGGTCTCCGCGTCAGAGTTGATGGTCAGCTCCGTGTCCCTGATGATCAGGACCGGATCGTCGTTCCACTTCAGTTTTTCCGTCAGATTGTACTGCATATCGGTTCCTCCTTTATTGTTTGGCCCGGGGTGTATCCTCTACACGCCCGGGCCGTTTGAATGCTCTCAGGCCGCAGGGGTCACGGTGGGTTTGCCGTTGGACTGGACGTCAAACTCCAGCGGCGCCACGTTGGTGCTGTCGGCGCTGCCGATGTTGGTGACGTTGATCACCGCATCGGAGAATGTGACCTTGGTGCCGTCGGGGAAGCTCCACTCGAAATCCGCTTCAGCCTCCCGGCCGTTCTTCCAGGCCAGGCCCGCCACATAGTCGTTGCCCGTGTCGCCGACGTTCCGCTTGGCCGTGACAGAGATGGTCACGCCCTTGGAAGTCAGCAGACGGCGCACCCAGCCCTCCTGCTCAAAGGGGTGCCACTCCTCGACGCCGTTGTCAAAGCTGACGGAAAAGCTCTCGCAGTCCGCAATGGTCACCGCGTCGCCGGTACCGGGCTTGATCTTGAACTGGTTCTCATAGCAGGGATATACTCCGCTTGTAGTAGCCATATTGTCTACCTCCTGTAATAGATGTTGATGTCAATGACGTACTCGTAGACCCCGCCTTCGTCGGTTCCGACGGCGACGGGTTCCGGTACAGTCGGTTGAATGAATTGAATGTGGGACCCGGAGGGCACATCCACATGGGCCGCTCCAAAGAGGCAGGCCCACAGGTTCTGGGCGGCCTCCTCTGTCTCCCGGGCGTTGCGGTTCCAGTGGAGCAGCAGGGACACGCCCTTGATGTCGTAACTGGAGGCATCGCCAATCGCTCTGACGGGCGCCCCGCTCCGGGCCCGGCTGTACACGCCCAAAGACTTCTCTTTTTTGTTGTCCAGCCGCCCGATATAGTAGTTCTCCGCCACGTCAAAGGTCTTGAGCCAGTCACGGATCTCCGCCAGCGTCATCATAGGCCCGCCTCCTGTTTATAAAGCTGTGCAAACGCCTTCCCGGCAAAGTCCTCGTGGACGCCGCCGTCGGCCCAGGGATCAAACCAGTGGGCTCCGGCGCTCGGGTTTTCCGTTTGGTTGAAGTTGTACTCCGGATGGTAGTACAGCCGCCGGGCGTAGGGCGTGCTGGAGACGATCTCCACCACACCCCGCCAGGATTCCGACGTGTCCACAAAGGTGCTGTCGTTCTGCAGGTGTCCCGTCCGAAACGGGATCACCTGCGCCTGCACGATCTCGGTATGGACGGCCTCTGCAGTCATTTCCAGGGCCCGAACGGCGGCCTGATCCAGTCCGCGCAGCATGCTGTGATTGAGCTTGATCGACACATTCACCGGAACCGCACCTCCGTATAGTTGACGGTGCCGTCCGGATTCCGGGCTTTGACGCCCTCGGCGATCTCCCGGCGCTCCCCGAAGATCACGCCGTAACCGCCGGTCAGGTTGGAAAGGTCCGGGCAGATATCCCCGGGGAAATAGGCCCGCCCGGTGATCCGGACGTATTTCTGTTCCCCCGTGAGCTCCACCCGGCCTCCGTCCTGCCAGTTGCAAAGCCCTTCATAGGTAAGCGCCGCAACGGGAGCGCCGTCTTCATCGATGCCCTCCTGCTCGATCACAAGCCGGATGGGCGTTTTGCAGACCGCCGGCGGCACCAGAGACGGATATCTCATGCTCTCACCTCATTCTCCTGCAGCACAGGCCGGTCTGTTCCAGCAGGGCGTACACGTCCCGCTGCATGGCAACACCGCCCTGCACCATCACGTTCCAGCTCTCCCCGAAGGTCATGCTGACGCCGTTGATGGAATAGGCAGACAAAACCGACGCGATTACGTCGGCGTTCTCCGTCTCAAAGGCCGCCTGCCGGCAGACCGTCTCTTTGACCGCCTCCCGCTGGAATTCGGTCAGCCGCTCCAGTCCGCCCATGCCGGGAATCCGGTTGTAGGTCAGGCTGTCGATATGCCGGGAGGCGGTCCGCAGGGCGGTTTCCGATACGGCGGGGCCATCCGGAAAGAGCTCCGCATATTCCTCCTGCGTGGCGTAGGGCGCGTAGGCCATGGGATCACTCCTCTCCGGCGTTCTCGTTCTCCCCGCCGCCCGGATCTTCGTCCTGGTGCTCTTTGGCCATGTGGTCGGCAAGGCCCTTCTCGGTCTTATACTCCTTCCCGCAGACGGGGCAAGCATAGACCTCGGGAGCCTCCACCTCATAGCCGTGGGACCTGAACCACTCGATCAGGTAGGGATTGTCGGTCTCACCGACGCCGCTGACAAACGGTACACCGGCGGAGATGCCGGTGTACTGGGTATTAGGTGCCTTGATCTTTGCCATGTCACGCCACCTTGATCTTCCGGAAGGCGCCCGCAGCCTTGGTCGCCTTCACGACGATGGCGGCGTTCATCTCCACTTCGCCCTTCTTCACGGCGCCGGCGGTGCTGAAATCGGGGAGCCAGGACTGCACGGGAGCGACGCCCGCGAAGGATACCGCATGCACGCCGTCCAGCGCCAGACGGGCCGCATACAGGCTGGTGGTGCCGGCGGTGCCGTCCGTGCCGATCACAGGATCGTTGGTGCCGGCCTTGGCGCCCATGTCGATGAAGGGCACGTTGCCGTAGAACTCGATCTGCTCGCCGAAGTCGTTCTTCGTGGACTGATACATGGTCGTCCGGCGGGCGCAGGCCCGGAGCTTGGCGATCATCTTGGTGTTGCCCATCAGCACGCTGGGCGTGCCGTCCAGAGTCATCAGGAATTCGTCCAGCATGTCCAGGAAGGCCATGTAGTTGGCGGTCACCAGCGCGCTGGTGGACAGATCGATGGCGCTGCCGGAAGCGTTATACTCCGTGGCGCTGCCGGTCACGGCCTTGTCGATGCCGTCGAAGGCATTGGCGTTGGTGGCGGAATCGCCGTTGATGAAGGTATCGTTGAAGAGAGCCTGCGCAGCCTTGATCTTCTGGGACTGCTGCAGCTCCACCTCGGAGACGATGCCACCCATGTTGGAGATCACACGGTCGATCTCGTAGGCGCCGCCGAACACCTTGATGTCGGTGGAGAACCGCTGCCGGGTGACCTCTGCGGCGCTGTATTCGCTGTTGATGGCGCGGAAATCCGCAGTCGGCTGCGTGATCAGCCGGGTATAGGAGTAGGTAGGCGTCGCGCCGCCGCCGGTGGGGCTGACGCAATCGTCAAAGGTGATGTGGTCGAGGATCCAGTTGTTCTTCCGGAACTCGTCGATGATGCCCATCTGCAGATCGTCCTGCACGTTGAGCTTGGCCTGAGCCAGTGTTACTGCCATGGTAAATACCTCCTGTTATTTGTCGGTTTGAGATTGCAGTTTCGCCGCAATGGCCTCCTTCATGGAAAGCTGCTTGCCGCTCTCGGAACCGACGCCGCCGGCGGTGCCGCCCTGGGTGCTGCCCACCCGGAAGCCTGTGCCGCCATTCCCCGGCTCCTTGGCTTTGAACAGGAACGGCTTGTCCTCCCGGAGCGTCTTCAGCTGCTCCTCCAGGCCCGTAACCTTGCCGTCATCGCCCAGGATCAGCTTGCTCTGGTCGATGAGTCCGGTCACGATTTCGGCATCCTGCGCGTCTGTGATGGCCATACGGATGGCGTTTCCCATCCGCAGCGCCTTGAGCTCGGCGGCATGTTCGGTGTCCTTGGCGGCGGCCGCCTGCTGGAGCTGGGTGATCTGCTGCTGAAGGGCCGTGTTGTCCCCGGCACTCTTCTTCAGATCCTCCAGGTCAGACTCCGCCTTTTCCTTGGCGGTCTTCAGCTGATCCCGTTCCCTGGTGACCTCGTTGAGCCGGTCCCGGGGGACCATGCCCTTGAGCTCCTCAGCGGATGCGGCGGCGGCCTTTTCGGCCAGCTCCTCGGAAATGCCCAATGCGGTGAAATCGTCTTTCTTCATGTGTGCTTCCTCCTGTCGAAACATTTGTTTTCCCGGTTCAGTCCGGTGATATCGGCGCCCTATGTGTTTAACGCCCTCGGGCCGTTCGGGCGTGGAGCCGCCAGAGGGATTCGAACCCCCGACCTGCTGATCACGAGTCAGCTGCTCTTCCAGCTGAGCTATGACGGCATGAAAAAAGCACCATGCAGAAACTGCACAGTGCTTTAGAGCATATTTGGTTTTATCTAATCCTTTTTTCCGCGTCCTGCGTATGGTTGTAACCAAAATCGTCCGGTTTTGGTTATACGAGTTCGAGGTCCGGCTTCGTAGTGAGCAGAAGCGGCGGCACAGCTTTCCCCTGAATGTACAGGTAGATCTTCCGATCCTTTATGATCTGCTCAACTTCTTCGTCCGACAGCTCCCAGCAGGTTTCAACTTCCCAGTTGCCCGTCTCCGGGTTCATGAGAATGGACGCCGGGAGATCGCTGCAGCCTTCCGCCGTATATGTGACGTTGGTA